TGGCCCTCAAGGGCGGCCGTATCGAGCCCTTGCGGCACTTCACCAACAACCATCGTGGTTTGCCCTGGAAGGAAACCAGGGCCGAGACGGACGAAGATCGTGCGCGCGCCCACATCGGGACGTACGCAACAGGAGCTGTGCCGTGGGGTGTGCAGGCGGTGACGATCAGCATGGACGTCCACGACAACTGGTTCCGTGCAGCGGTTTTCGGTTGGGGATATCTCTATGAGGGTTGGTTGCTCGATGTGCTGAGGATCGAAACGGGCGACACCAAAGAGGTAGAGTCGTTTGAGCCGTTGCGGGAGCTGCTGGTCAAGCCCTGGCAGATGGAAGACAAGATGTGGCTGGTCCCCTCGGCGGCGGTGATCGACATCGGGTATCGGCCGGAAGCCGTCAAGGCGTTCTGCCTCGACAATCGCCATCTGATCCACCAGCAGAATCTGTTGCCGGTTCGCGGTTCGCCTCGCCAGATGTCGCGACTGTACAGCAAGTTTGCCGCCGATCCGAACCTGACCGTGTATGAGCTGAACCCGTTGGAATTCAAGGACCAGGCGTGGCGGCTGCTGTTTGAGTCGACACGACCGGGTCCGGGTTACCTACACCTGCCGAACGACATTCAGGATGACGTGATCGCCGAATTGTGCGCCGAGCACAAGACGATCGTCCACGGTCGGCCTGCGTGGGTTCCTAAGAAGGAAGGCCGGGACAATCATACGTGGGATTGCCTCTACTACGGGCTGTTCGCTGCTCAGTATATCGGCGTTGGACGGCTATCGCCGCTGCCGGAAAAGCCGATCATCAATGGCGAGCCCAGCCGGCCGCAGGCCGCATCTCCAAGACGCATTCGAACGCACTACTGAAAGGAGTCTGACCATGGATACACCGAGCAAGCCGCGAATTGCATCGCCACTGCCCGATCCAGCATCACAGGACGCGACAGGGAAGAAGCGGTTGCAGAAACGTAAGAAAAGCGAGTCAAGCGGTCCCCCGACGTGCGATTTTCCCATACAGGGCCGGCAGTGTCCGCGATGTGGCAGTTGGGACACGCAAGCGAGAAGCACGCAAGGCAACGTGCAGTATCGCATCTGTCGGCGGGCGGTATGCCGACACAGCTATGCGGTGGTAGGGATGATGGTCGATCATGGAAAATAGTTTACAAGTTTGTAAAGATTCGTCTCGCGACCACAATCAATGTGATTGCGAAACCTCGGAATAACGCCATATTGGGGGTATGGCACTAACGAGCAGTTCCACACTGAGCGACGCGATCGACCAGTACATCGACAATCTGTCGTGGGAGGGCGATGTATCCAAGGCCCGCGCGGCTCTGGAAGCCATACGGTATCTGCAAGTGCGACGTCCCAATCGCAACGCCTCCCCGGACGGACGCAGCGTGGACTACGAATCCCTGACGGAGCAGCGCAGGCAGATTGAACAGTACCTGGATGTGTTCGACACGACGAACCGGCCTCGTATCTCCTTCGTGCAGGGGAGGGCGAGCGTATGACGGCCATCCGCACACCGAAAGCGTCCGGTGGGGATCGTCTCGACATCGTCTCGCAGCGTGGCATCTACACGTCGTTGGGCTACCGTTCCGTCAGCGTCGCCGACCGTGAGGGACGCACCTATCCGAGCGGCAGTGCGGACTCCTTCTTGGAAATCGACCGGCTGTCGCTGATTCGACAGAGTCGGTCGTTCGATCGCAATAATGGCATTTATACTGGCATCATCAATACCGCGACCCGCTACATCGTGGGGCGTGGGTTCGGCCTGCGCGTCCTCGGTGAGGACACGGAGCGAAACGAAGCGGTGGAGGCGGCATGGCGCCGCTGGTATCGCACGGCGGATATTCGGGGGATGGTCAGTCGGCAGCGATTGGCCGCCATGGTGCTGCGGGAGACTCTGATCTGCGGCGACGTAGGTCAGATCAAGCGGGACAACGGCCGCATCCAGGTGGTGGAAGCCGAACAGATCACCAACGGTCGACACCAATCGACCGGAATCGACTTGGACACCGACGGTCGGCCGACAGCATTTCAAGTGTGCTCCTACAACGCGAGGGGTCAGATTTCTCCGACGAATGCCAAGAAAATCCTTGCGGAGAACTTTCTCTTTCTGACCACACCGGGCCGCCCGAGCCAGACGCGGGGCGTACCGGTATTGCAGGCGTCCTTCCCGACGATCCACCGCATCAACGATGTCTGTGACAGTGAGGCCCTGGCTCGACAGATCCTCTCGCGACTGGTGATGACGATCACACGAGAACAGGCGGATCGTATTGCCCATGCCGAGAGCATCGCCGATCCGAACAAACCGAACGCGGCGTCCGAAGGGGATGTGGCGAGTCGGCTGATGGAGTTGGACTATGCTGTGATCTTCCACGCCCGCCCCGGCGAGAAAGTCGAGGGTATCGAGCGGAACATCCCGGGGGAGGATTTTGAAAAGATCGTTCGCACGTTCCTTCGCCTGATGGGACTACCGTTGGGATTGCCCCTGGAGCTGATCCTGTTGGACTGGTCCCAGGCGAACTACAGTCAGAGCCGTGCCGTCCTGGAACAAGCGTATCAGACGTTTCTCGATTGGCAGGATGCGCTGGAGGATTATCACTATCAGCCGCTGTTGGAGTGGCAGTGGCCGGCCTTGTTGAAGGCGGCAGGCTACCAGCGAGACGACGAGATCCCGCCCGTCGAGTGGATACGGCCCAGCTTTCCGTGGATCGACCAGCTCAAGGAGGCGCAGGCCAACGGGATCAAGATCGACCGATGCTTGACGACGCACGCCCACGTGCTCAAGGAGATCGGCCTGGACCGCGAACAGGTAGTGGAATCGCGACAGCGGGAGATCGTCGACGCCATCCAGCGGGCCAAGACGATCAAAGCAGACACAGGAGTCGATGTCCCCTGGCAGCACTTTGCCGGGATGCAGAGTCCCAAGGCTGAGACGCCGGCCGGCCTGCGCGACGGCGCCAAGCGAGATGAGAATGTCACCAAGGATCAGGAGGCCGACGATGCCTAATCCATTGTTTTGCGAATTCAGCCGACAGCCGTGGATGATGGAACCCGAGCGGATGCGCCGGTTCATCAATGGATTCGCCGACGTTCAGATCACGGACGTGTTGGCCGCCGTCAAAGTCGAAACGCCTCTGCCCTACCGCGTGGAGGGCGACACAGGGATCATCCCCATCTCCGGCGTGTTGCTCAAGAGCGTTCCGGGGTGGCTGCGCATCCTGGGACTCAACCTCACGGGCTACAACGAGATCACGAGCATGCTTCAGATGGCCCTCGCCGACCCGGCGGCGTCGCGAATCGAGCTGCGCATCACCAGCCCCGGGGGGCAGGTGGCCGGCGGGATGGAAGCAGCGGAGGCGATCCGGTCGGCAGACGCCGTCAAGCCCGTTCACGCCGTGATCGAAGATCTGGGCGCCAGCGGCGCTTATTGGCTGGCCGCCAGTGCCCGGCGCATCCAGGCCAATGCCAACGCCGAGGTCGGATCGATCGGAGTCTATACGTATTACACTGACTGGACCGGATTTGACGCCAAATTCGGGCTCAAAACCATCGTCATTCGCAGCGGTCCGCACAAGGGGATGGGACTTGATACGATTACGGACGCGCAGATCGCCGCCGTCCAGGAGGTCATTGACGGGATGGCCGGACATTTCATCGATCACGTGTCACGCGGACGTCGCGTGTCGAAAGAAACCGCCGCCGGCTGGGCTACAGGCCGTGTATGGCTCGCCCCGGCGGCCCTGGAGATGGGCCTGATCGACGCCGTCACGGCGCCGCAAACCGATCACACATATCAGAACAAGGAGATTGCCATGGAGCAGAAGACAGAAGACAAGGGCGCCGTCGACGCCGGGCAGAATGACCGAGCATCCGAACACGATGTGCTGGCCGCCGAGCGGCAGCGGGTGGCCGAGATCAAGAGTGCCTTTTGCAAGGACAGCGTATTTGCCCTGGAGGCGATCGAGGCGGGTTGGAGTCTGATGGAGGCCAAAGCCATTCGTCACGATCGCCTGGCGGAAGCGGCCGCCTCTCGTCCGACCGGAGACCGCGGCGTGCCCTATAACGACAGTGGAAGCGACGCTGGCGCAGATTTCATGGTGGCCGTCAAGCAACTGGCAAAGGAACAGAAGATCAGCAAGACCGAGGCCATGCGGCAGGTCCAGCAGGATGATCCGGACAGCTATGCGCGATTCCTGGCGTCTGAGTCACAGCGCCGTATCCGCAATCACAGCAAGGGCAGCGCCGGCGGCCGCGTCACCGTATAGGAAATGGGCTGATCGACCATTCCGGCGAACAGACCGAATGATCCTGAAAGGAGAACGATATGAGCAAGCAACAGAGCAGCCCGATCACGATGACGACGGCCGAGGCCATTGAACCCTTTCGCCGCGTGAAGATCTCGGGCAGCACCGTCGTCTACGCCGACGCCGGTGAGGTGGGAATCGGCGTCAGCCAGGCCTATGCGGCCAATGGCTCCGCCGTGCAAATCCGTACGCACTGCGCCGGAGGAACGTTCAAGGTGACGGCCGCCGGCCCCTTCTCGGCGGGGGCGACATTGTACGGTGCCGCCGATGGAAAAGTGGACGATACGGTCGTGGGCTCGCCGATCTACTACGCGATGGAGGCCGCCACGGCGGATGGCGACATCGTCGAGGCGGCGGAATGCAAAGGAGAGACCGACAGTTCCGCCCTGGCCAACAGCGGCGTATCGGAGCGGTCTCGTGCGGCGACGGCCATGCCCACCGACACGATCTGGGCGAACTTCAATCTGACCGGCATGCGGAGCCATCCGTTCAGCGGCTCGCTGCTGGAGGCGGATTTCACGCACGGTGAGCAGGCTCCGGAGACGCGGTTCGTCGACACCTCCAGCGTGATCAACGTCCTGCCGGGCGCCTCCGGTGAAGGTGTCTTGACCATTTTTGCCACGGCGGACAACGAAGCGGCCGAAGTGATGTGGGGCGGATGCCCCATCACGGTCAGCGGAGGGGCGGCATGGGCGCTGGAGGCGCGTGTCAAGGCCAGCCAGATTGCCAATACCAAGGGCGGCTGGTTCCTCGGCCTGATGGTGATGTCGGCCGCACCGACGGGCGATCTGATCGTGGATGCCGGTACACTCCAGACCGAGGGAGCCATTGGCTTCCAGAACAAGGAGGGCGATGGGGACATCATCGATCTGGTCTACGACACGACGGGTCAGAGCCAGAACGAACACGATGACGATTACCATACCCTCGTCGCCGACACGTACGTCGTGCTCGGTCTGCACTATAACGGGACCACGATTCAGGGATACATCAACGGCGTGGCGACGGGGACGGCGATCAGCGCCGCCGACATCGCGGCCGCCGATTTCCCGGCGGGTCTGGTGATGGTGCCGGTGTTCTGTCTGAAGAACGCCGACGCCGACGACGTCACCGTGACGTTGGATTGGATTCGGGTCGCACAATTGGCGGCCTGATTCGCGTAGCGAAAAGTCAATAGCGGGTTCGCTGATCCGGCCGGCCAGCCAGTGACGCGACGCAAGGCAAACGAAACGGCCGTATAGGGGCCTATACCCCCTGTGCGGCCGTTTTCGTTTGCGCCTGTGAAACCCGAGGCCGGATGGCCTCACGAAAAAGCAAAGGAGCACATTATGATTCAGCAAGGGACACGATCCACGCCCCGTCTGGACCTCGGGATCGCATTTCACGAATTCAGCCCCGAGGGCATGACGTTCGCCGCCGAGCTGGCGTTGCCGACTATGGATGTCCGCAAACAAGCGGGGACCATCAGCGTCATCACGCGGGAGAATGCACGGACCGCCACGAACAAGCATGCCAACGGCGCCGCCTTCGGCCGCGTGCATCTGGGCAGCGAGGACAAGAGCTACGCGGCCGAAGACTATGGGCTGGAAGGCCAGGTCACTGACGGCGATCGCGAGAACTTCGCCAGTGACTTCGATGCGGACACCGAGATCGTCGGCGCCGTGAAAACGCAGATGCTGATCGCCAAGGAAGTTCGCGCCGCCGCCGTGTTGTTCAACACGAGCACCTGGACCGGTTCGGCACTCTACACCGACGTCAGCTCGGCGCCGTGGGACGCCGCCGGCAGCGATGTCATCGGACACGTGGCCGCCGCCAGGGAAAAGGTTCGCCAGAACACCGGCCTGCCGGCCAATGTCATGCTGATCGGCCCGGTGACATTCAAGAATCTCAAGAGCAACACGGCCATCAACGGCAAGTTCGTCGGGGTTCCGGTTCTGACGGCGGATGTGTGGCGTCAGTTCCTGGCGAGGATTCTGGACCTCGACGAGATCATTGTGGCCGACGGTGTCTACAACAGCGCCGCCGAGGGGCAGACGGCCTCGATGGCGGATATCTGGAGCGACGATTACGCCCTGATCTTCCGCCGTCAGATGGGATCGCTGGCCAATCCGGGTCTGGGCCGCACGCTGCGATGGATTGGCGAGTCCGGTATGCTCGTCAACGGTCTGGAAACGGTCGTGCAGTATCGCGAGGAGCAGACGGAAAGTGACATCTTCCGCGTCCGCGAGTACGTCGACGAGCTGATCTGCGATGCGTATTTCGGACATCTGCTCAAGGTCGATGCCTGATCTCGGCTATGAATGATGAGGGATAAATTCCTGCGGCCGCCGTCGATCGGCGGCGGCCGCCTTTTCCGATCAGGGAGGCGGCGATGGCGTTGACCGAGGGCGACAAGGCGCAGTGTATGGAGATCGCCCGGGCGATCATCAAGGAAGTGCTGGTCGAGCACGTGGAGATGTGCCCGCACGGGCGGCTCCTGAAAAACTGGAAATGGCTGGCGTTGGGGATACTGCTCGGCGTCTCCATCGTCGCCGGCAGCAGCAGCGCCGTGACGGCGTTGGTCTTGAAGGTGTTCTGACGAGGTGACACATGGCCATCACGTGGGAAATTCAGATTACGAATGTGGACGTGGCGAGCAAGCGTGCCGACGTCGCCGCGACGTGAACCGACAGTGAAAGCGCGTTGCTTCCAGAGGTCTATACCTATCGGTACGCGCCCATCGGCACATCGGCGGATCGGACAAAGCTGCTGAACGCAATCAAGGCCGAGGTCGTGGCCCGAGCGGCGCACCAGACATCCGTCGAGGCGGTTGTGACCTCGCTCGAAGAAGATGGCAAAGACGCGCTCGAAGCATGGGAACTGACGAGGTAAGATATGGCGGATACAGGATACAATTGGGGTTCCTGGACGGCGGTAACCAAGAGCGGCGGCGGCGACTGGACTACCCTGGCGAACATGGAGGCGGCGTAATGGCCATCGCGAACAACGAGCAGCAGGTTCAGTGGTCGTCTGCCGACAGTGTGTCGGTGAGTGCCGGCGGCAATCAAACCTCGGATGCGATCACGCTCTCGACGGCGTGCTACGATGCCATGATTACCATGAAGGCGGACAATGCAGGGACGCCGGCCAGTGGCGATACGGTGGAGATTTACGCCCTGCAATCCTGCGGTGATCCGGATGGGTCCGGCACGACAGAGTATCCGTCGGACGCAGACGATGGCGTACTGTTGGCGGTGCTGGACACCTACGCAAACGATCCGACAATCAAGACGGTCTCGTTGCCGGTGGGTGCGCCCTATCTCAAGCTGTACGCCAAGAGCAACGCGTCGAGCAACGCCATCACCGTTTCAGCCTGCATCAACGAGAAGACGAGCAGTTAACGAATGAGCCTGGTCCTGGCTCCAACACGGTCCATTGTCCGGCCCAAGCCGCTGTTGGGTGCGGAGATCGATTGTTCGCATCCTCTGTCACGCGGTCTCGTCGGCTGCTGGCTGATGAATGAGGGCGCAGGGACACTCGTTCGGGATGCGAGTGGGAATGGGTTGCATGGAACAGGTTCAGGTAATCCTGTCTGGTCTATCGGCCACAGCGGCCCTTGCCTGACGTTCGACGGGACGGGAGATTGGTTCGATGCCGGTGACATCACTGTGTTGGATGGCAGAGACCAAATGTCGTTATTTCTCTGGATGAAGGGCACGACGGACGATTCCTACATCACATCGAAATATGCCGGGTCGGTCTACACATACCATTGTAAAACCTACAGGAATACGTTCTATGCCTACGTGATGAACGCCAGCGAAACCGGAGTAGTAGCGCACGGCACAGATTACGCAGCCACCGTGATTGATGGCCAATGGCATCAGGTGGGCTTTGTCTATGATGGCGCGTTGGTCTCTGTATATATAGATGGCCGCGTTGGATCAACAACCGCGGCACTGACGGGCGATCTCTACAATACTACCTATCCGCTGCGAATCGGGGGATTGACGTATTACGACTTAGGATTCACAGGGAGCCTTGAATCATTATGCTTGTGGAATCGCGCCCTGTCTCCCTCCGAAATCCAGTCCCTCTACGCCGACCCGTATCAGATGTTCCGATGTGGCAATCCGGTGGTGCTTGGTGGTTCCGGTGCGAACAACT